AGATAAAAAAACAAAAAAATAATTTTTAATTAAAATATATCTAATATAATATAAATGAAGGTTTATTTGAGTAATTGGACTTTTGAGGAAAAAGATAAACTATGTCGTCAAGAATGGAAGATTGATGGAGATGATGATTGGTACAGAGAGGATTTATATCATACTGAATTATTACTTGATGATTGGACTTGCGACGCACTTATAGAGGCAGTAAATAAAGATATTGAGGAAGAATTAAGTGTTGAAGAAATATTATCTAAATATGTCAAATCTTAAAAATTATTTTCTAATATGAGTATATAATGGATAAAATTGCATATGAAGAAATTACAAGTGTTTTAGCTATGTTTGGTCGTCCGGATTTAATTGCAGAGTTTAAAGAACATGTTAAGGTCGATGAAGATTATAAACCTCCATTGAGAAATAGAAAAGATAGTTTAAGTGATAGTGAAGGATCAGCGACCGAAGAAAGTATCGAAGCGGTTGAAGATGCGGATGGTTTTATGAGTTTAAAGTAATTTTATAATTTATATTTTAATATTTTATCATAATAAATAACTATGGTAAAAATGGTAATTGAAAAAGGTACAGCAAAAAATAAGAAACTTAAAGCAATTTTTTATGACGATAAAGGTAAGAAGATAAAGACGACACAATTCGGTGATAACCGATATGAAGATTATACCCTATCCAAAGATAAAAAACAAAGAGATAAATACAGAAATCGTCATAAGAAAGATTTGGAGAAGGGTGATTATAAGTCTGCTGGTTATTTAAGTTATTATATATTGTGGGGTGATTCAACATCGAGGAATACTAATATAAAGAAATATAAAAAAATGTTTAAATTAACTTAATATCAAAAGTGTCTGGGGTAAATGTTGAAAATAATACTTCTCAAGAGTTTGATTGAGTTCTTTATTTTTTAAGATTTACCCCAGACACTTTTTTCTAATATATAATAAATGTTATCGATTGTATATTTATTAATAAATCAAATGATTAAATCCCCTTATGATGAAAATGGTTGTTGTATTAGTTGTGGTTATACTTGGTGTGAAAGTTTAAATAATTGTGTTCGTACATGGGAAACATACTGTGAAAGTTTAGAAAATGGTCACTAATAACAACCATCAAAGGGATTATTATATTCTTTTTGTGGAGCGACTGCCCTTCTTATTTGAGCTTTTAAAGCTTCTTGTTCTCGATTCTTTTCTTGTTCTACTTTCTTTTTTTCTTTTCTCGATTTACGGATTTTCTCGTAATTGATGATTGCATTGAGTTGTGCTTCCTCTAGATCTTTTTTTGAAAACATTTGTTCTTTTAATGTTTCTTTAAGTGGTTGAGGTTTTATATCTTCTTCAACTTCTTCTTTTAATTGTCTAACTCTTTTAACTTTTTGTTTTTTTAATAATTCTTTTTCTTCTTTTTCTAATTGTTTAACTTCTTTCTTTTCTTGTGCTTTTGCTTTCCTTACCGCCATCGCTTTCTCTCGAGCAACTTTTAATTTTTCTTTATGAGCTTCAGTCATAGGTGGTCTTTGTTTTCGTGGTTTGCCTTTTTTTGTTAATTTAACATCTTTAACATATGTATTATTAGGCATGTTAAATATTTCATTCACATCCATTCCATCTCTTTTAGATTTTGCATTAGGTACAACATCATCTTCGACTTCTACTTTCAATTCTTGAATATCTTCTTGTGTTAAATCTTTCTCTTGATCGAAATCTTCAATTTCAGTAGTAATATTCTCATCATTTTCATCATCATCATCGCTAGGAATGAAATCCATTTTAACCTCTGGTATAAAACTCATACTTTTTTGATATAATATAGATTTTAATTTTCTATAAATTATTATAATTTATTATTTTTTATTAAATATTAACTTCTCTTTTTAATTTCTATTAAATATTTATAAAAGTGGAATTAATCAAAAGTGTCTGGGGTAAATGTTGAAAAAAATACTTCTAAAGAAATTGTTTGAGTAGTTTATTTTTTAAGATTTACCCCAGACACTTTTTAAGGATTCTCATTTTGATTATTATTATTATTATTTGGAGGAATTATATCTTCTTCATCACCATTATCATTATTATTTTGATCCTCATTATTTTCATCTTCTTTTGTTGGTGGAGGTTCTCTTTGACAATCAAAAATATAACATTTATCACTGCAACCAATACGACATCTACAAGCACAGCGACTCTGCCATATCACTAATAATAAACTACCAATAGCTCCTAGAAATAATACAACCGCCCCAGCTAATTGGTCGATTGTCATCTCTTTTATTTCTATCATGTCTTGTTCTTGACTTTCACTCATATTTATTTATATTTATTTTTTATTTTGATTTTAATATTTACATAAAATATATGAGTGATTATTCTAACCCTTTTGAAACAAAACCAATTGAAAAAGTGAAAAATGATATTCACGGAATCAATACAAACCTTATAAAAATCAAAACGGATCTAATAACTATAAGAGCTGATATATCAATAATTAAAGATTTTATCAAACAAAGAGAAAAACAAAATGAAGAAAATAAAGACATATCGACGGGATGGTTTTGGTAGGTTTTTAAGTTATTTTTAAAATATTACTTTAATATAAATGATTAAAGTATTAGAATTATTTTCTGGGACTGGTTCTGTTGGTAAATGCTGTAAAGCATTAGGATGGGAAGTTGTATCGGTGGATTTACTCTTACCCGCAGATCATCAAGTAGATATAATGGAGTTTAATTATAAACAATATAAAAAAGATGAGTTCGATATTGTGTGGGCTTCTCCACCTTGCACCGCTTATTCACAATTGCAGAAATGTTGGTACGGAAGAAAACGGAAAGACGGTACAACATTTACTAAAGAGAAACATGAAGAAGATATGAATGAAGCTGATAAATTAATTTATAAAAGTCTTGAGATAATAGATTATTTTAATCCTCATTATTGGTATTTAGAAAATCCACTCTCAACATTAAAAGATAGGGATGTTTTAAAAGATAGATATTATCATATAGTAGATTATTGTATGTATAGTGATTGGGGATATAAAAAAAGAACTTGTATTTGGACTAATAGAAAAGAATGGATTGGAAAAATGTGTGACGGGTCGGGAGCTTGTGGTAATATGATGGATAAACAACATACATCAGTATTAGGTAATGGTTATGAAATAATTGACGGTAAAAAAGTATTATGTAATACAAAAGAAAAAAGAGATAAATTAAGAACAACTAAACAAAAACTTCATCGAGAAAGAATGGGAACACCTAAAACTATTCAAGATGGAGATAAAATAATAAGATGTAATACAGCAGAATTAAGAAAAAAATACAAAGATTATCCAAATCTCCAAAAATACGGACTTCATGGGACAACATTACATCAAAGATATAGAATCCCAGAAGATTTAATTTATAGTTTATTTTTAGATTAAAATATATCTAATATATAAATATAAATGGATAAATCTCCTCCTAAAGTATTTAAAGTAAAAGATCCCGACCCCGATGATCGATTCACAGATATTCATCCACATTTACCACAACCACCATCATTACTATTAATAGTGGGTTCAGTGAAGCAAGGTAAATCCAATTTATTAGTCAATTTATTATGTAATCCGGAGATGTACAAAGATAAGTTCGATATTGTTAAGATTATATCTAATACTTTGAATGCTGACCCTAAAGGTAAATTAATGAATAAATATTTTGATTGTGAAGACCATTACACTGATGAAATGGTTACTGATATAATTGAAGCTCAAAAGAAATATGAAGATTTCGAAAGACCTACGGTAGCATTAGTTTTAGATGATATTTTAACAAAAGATTTTAAGAAATCTAATGCTGTAAGTTTTCTAGCAACAAGATTTCGACATTATGGTATTGGATTACTTGCATTCACAACTCAATCATTTCGAGCTGTTAGTGGGTTGATTCGAAATAATGCTACAGATGTAATTATTATGAAGCAACAAAATACAAAAGAATTAGAAAAAATTGCTGAAGAATATGGAGACATGTTTCCAAATATATTTATGGATTTATATAAGAAAGCGATTGAAGATCAACCTTTTTCATTTTTATATTTAGATATGCAGACGAATCCAGCAACAGCATATATTCGATTTGAAACTAAAATAGCTGACGGAGATAAAAAATTATTTTAATTTTAATTAATTTTAATTATATATAATATATATAAAATGGATTTATACGGATCTGGAGCATCTATCGCACAAGTTAATTCACAGACAGCAGAAACGAGAGCTTTGAACCAAGCAACACAAGATTTTAATAATTCTCTCGCAGAGCAATTAGATCAAGCAAATCTCGAACAAGATGAAGACAGAAAATCAACTCTACAAAAGAATATTACGAGTGGTGCTACTGCTGGAGGTAAATTAATTCTTAAAAAAGAAATTAGAAAAGGAGCAGCAAAGGGAGTTTTAGGTGCTGGAAAGTTTGTTAAAACTACAGCAGCAGAAAGATTTGCAAAAGAAAGTGAATTAGAAGATTTAGGAGATATAAGAGATGTATATGCTAGTGGTGCTAGACCTCCATCACCCGAATTAGGAGTAAGACAGACATTACAAGAAGGAGAACAAGTTACGGCAGAAGCTACAGATGAATTAGGAGCAAGTGTAGATGTTGCTGGACGCACAGCAACAGAAGGGATAGAAACTGGTACAGAAGCACTAGCAAAGAAAGCAACAGAAGAAGCAATCGAAAAAACTGGACTTAAAACCGTTGGAAAATTAGCAACTAAAGCAGCAACTGTAGGGAAATTGGGTGTTGCTGGATTAGGTGGAGCTTTAGATATTGGGGCGGATGTTAGTAGAGTATTAGAAGGCAAGAGTGGTATGGATGTTTTGGGAAGCAATAGTGCTTCAAGAATTGGAAATCTTTTGAATATTGCTGGTAGTGGTCTAGAAGTTTTTGGAGTAGCAACTGGAGGTATAACTCCCGTGAGTCTCGCTGCTGAAGGATTGGGAGCTGTTCTAGGATTAGCTGGTGCTATTACTGAAGGTGTAGGAGAAGAAGAAGCATCAGCAGATAAGAAACAAACCGCAGAAACAGATATCACATCTCAAGCTAGAGGAGAAAGTGTTGCTTCCCAAATTACACAAGCGGTTGGACGAACACAATAATTTTTTTATTTTTTTTAATTTATTTATTAAGATTTATTTTATATTTATATATTATAAAATGAGTTCTTATTGGAGAAATGATGATAAGATTAAAGTTTCGCAGACACAAGTTTCAGTCCCTTCGACTAATGGATTATCATATACCAGCACGGCGGGTCAAAGTGGTCGAAGAGTAGATTTTGAAATACCTTCAACAGTTAAGTTTATGGATGGTAAAAATAGTTATCTTCAGTTTGATGTTAAAGTCGCTCTTCCGGCTGGTCTCTCTCCCACACGCCTTCATTTAGATCCATTTATCGGTGGTCAATCAGTAGTTAAAAATCTTCGTATTTATTCGGGAAATCGAGCAGTTCTTTTAGAAGAAATCAGTGATTACAATGCTAAAGTTCAAATGCAATATTCCTATAATCAAGATGATAGCATGAAAAAAATGAGAGCATTGAAGGAAGGATCATTAGTACCCACAGTAGAAAATCGTGGGACATTAGGCACATCAGTATCGAATAATATTGATTTATCTTCTAACCCATATTACTCACCAGTTGGTACTGTTCCGGCGGGTCGTGATTGGGGGACGGCAGATGATTTCCTAACTGCTAAATTATCACTACCGATTCACTGCGGTCTTTTTGCCGATGGTGGATCGAAAATCTTTCCCGTTCTTATGACGGATGGATTATTTGTAGAGGTGGATTTGGAAGACCCAGCAAAATATCTTAAGCAGTTAGATAGTGTTAACCGCAATCGTAGAGTTCAGCAAAATCCAGTATTTCATGGTATAGATGCTGCGGGAGCTAATTTAGGAGTTGATAATGCTAGTGATAGAACTACAATATTTTTAGGAAAACAAAATAATATGATTAGTGTTGAAAATTGCCCATTTGTTAAAGGTGAGAAGATTGGTATTTGTTCGATAGCAAATCCAATAACTCAAGAGTGTTCTTTAACGGTTGGAGGGGCAGTAGCTGTTCAAGTTCATCCCACAATCACTAATATAGAAGTTGATGGAGGATATGTTAAATTAACTGTATCCCAATTTAGAAATAGTAATGTGGGAACTGGTGTAGATGCTACAACTGATAATTTTATTGTATTTAGTGCAGCACTTGATACTAAGCGTGTTCAAGTTGATGACGGCACAACACAACTTTTAGCAGCACAAACGGCTTACGGAGCAACTACAACAATATCCAATGCTCAAATCGTAGTCCAGCAAGTTGGTCTTGATCCACAATATGAAGCGGGTATGATGAAGAGAATGAGAGACGGAGGATCTATAGAGATTGATATTCCTAGTGTTACCAATTACAAACATTCTCTATTGAAGACAAATCGTAATGCTACTGTAAATGTTCCAGTATCGAATACTCGTGCTAAATCTATGATTATTATGCCTACAGATGCAACTGTATTATCTCCATCTGCATTAATGGGTGGAACTCAACTAACATATGAAGAGGAATCTCTCGCCATGGACGGACAACTTCATAGTATTAGAAGTGGTCAGTGTGGTATTATCGATAGATTAACATCCTATCAAATGGTTGTAGATGATAAACTTGTTCCATCAAGACCTATAAATGTATCTAAAATTAATAAAGGTGTATCTATTTCAGCACAACCTCTAATTGAATTAGAAAAGGCATTAAACCAAGCGGGTGTTGTTCCTCGATCATTTGTGGATTACAATCGTAATTTCTTGATTGGTCGAGCATATGCTCTTAATGATGGTGTTGCAAATCTCAATAATAAATCTAATCAACTTCAGTTATTTTATAATGAAACTACCGCTGCCGGAGCAGATCAAGCACCGGAAAAAGATAAACTTCTATTTTGCTTTGTATTCCATATTCGAAGAGTTTCTATTAAGGGTGATTCAGTTTCGGTTACTCTCTAAAGAATAAATAATATTTTCTATGTACTTTTTTAATTTTTTATTTCAAAATTATTTTATATTTATATAATATAAAATGAGTCGCAAGTATCTTAATATACAGCCCAACAATGTTCCCGCTTCTGGTAAGGTTTCATTTGCTCGAGGTAATCCAGTACTTACCGTCACTCTTGGTCGTCAAGATGCGATGTTAGATTTATCAACTATCCGTCTCTCTGGTAATTTTGATGTATGGAGAACTGCTGCTGGTTCTTCAGCTCCGGCAGCAACAGCAAGACCAACTGCTGCTAATTCCCCCGAACTTATGGCTTCCCATAAACTTGGGATTTATGCAGCAATTGATCAATTGGTTTTCCGCCATGCAGAAACTAAACAAGTAATAGAGCATATTCGGCATTACGGACGATTTATGTCTTCTTACATGCCCACTATGGCGGGAACTCAAGACACAGCGGGACATCTTTCTAAAACTGCTTTAATTATGCCTAATTATAATGCCTTCCGTGATAGTGTTATTCGTAATACTCGCAACTCGGTTTTCTGTGTCCCACTTCCAAGTGGTCTCACTCTTGGAGTTTCCAAACTGCCCCTTGATAAAGTCCCTCTAGAAATTGAAATCCACCTTGCTCCAGACAGTCAGTTTTTCTATTCGAGCGATGCTACAACAGCGAATATCTCCAATTGTTTCTATGAGTTAAGTGGTCTTGAGCTAACATGTGAGGTTGATACCGGTGTATCCTCTCCGGATACTGGTGTCTTGGAGTTTAATTCAATTACTTCATATTTCTCAACTCTTGAAGCAAGTAATTCGATCATCAATTTCAATCTTGGTTTATCAAAGGTTTTAGCATCTTTTGTTAATTTTGTTCCGGCTAATTTTGTTAATAATTTGGCTCAAGATGGGTTTTTAACTTATATGCCTACATTGAAACCAAATGCTGCTGGAACTGGAGATGGTGGAGTTGCTAATTTAGAAACAATTTCTTTCCTTAAAAATGGTGAGCGTTTCCCCTCTTCCTTTGAGGTTGAGAGTGTTTATGATACAACTACCAATGCTACAACTGTTGTTGATCCTCAAGTCATTAAAGGTTTCCTTAACTCGATAATTCCAGAGAGCCAACACACAAGAACTTCTGCATCTCCTCTCACGACTAATCGCAATTTCACGGGTAATCAAAACGCTGTAACTGGTTATCGTTTTATCCCCGATACTGGTGCTGTTTATGGCGTTGGTGTATTATATGATATGCTTGATAGTGAGGGTGTGGATTTCTCTAATTCCCAATTCTCTATTCAAATGAAAAACGGGCTTGTTGATGGAAACCCGATCTCGGCATATTTATTCATTAAATCTAAAGTTGTTGTTGCATGGTCATCACAGAAGGGCGTTCAAGTCGTAATGTAAATATTAAATATTTTCTATGTAATTTTTTTTTTATAGTTTTATTTTTTAAAGTTTTATATATTATAAATATATAAAATGAGTACAGACGATCGCATCCCCGAACTTATTAGAATTGGTGCTATTCCTAGTGAATATGGACAAAAACTTCATACAGATGTTATTGATCCAGTTACCTTCTCACAGCGTAGAGTTAGATTTACTCTTTCTCGTGTAGCTGGTTTCCTTCATTCGAACTCAAAAATTACTCTAGCAGTTACGCCCCTTGCTACTGTTGCTAATGGTTTTTTTCCAATAAATGTCGGTATTTCTCAATTGATTCAAAATGCACAACTTACAATTGGAAATGAGACAGTTTGCTCGATTGATGATTATAATCAGTTCCATGCTTACCAATCATTATTTATTAGTAATGAAGATAATAAAGAACGAGAACAATTTATATCGCAGAGATGTATTTCTCATATGCCCGTATATGATGATCGCACTGCTGGAGTTGCTGATAAACCCCCTAACTCTGCTAAAAAGATTGGGATTGATGTTGGTCGTAATCCAGTTGTTCCCGCTGCTGGTGGAGCTGGAACATTTCAACTATTACCATTTACTAGTATTGATGGAACATCTGCTCAAACTATTAGTCAAGCCCCAGTATATTCCGTATATTTAAGTGATTTATTCCCATTCCTTAAGTTCAATCAACTCCCTATGTTTATGTTAGATCAAGAAGTTCATATCGATTTAACTTTTGTAGATGCTACATCTTCATTATCGGGTGCTGTTCAGTCTCAAAGGATATCTGTAAATAACGCTGATGCCGATGATTTATCTTTTAATGTAAATGAAAGTGAATGTAAGCTCATCTATGATAGTATTACTTATGATGGAGATATCATGGATAAATATGCCCAGCAGAACCCGAAATTGACTTTCCAGTATGCCGACTACCGCCTCACAAAGAGGACTGGTGTGAAGAATGGTGCTGTTACTGATGATTTTGCAAGTGTGGTTTTGCCTATTGGTGGTAATGGTCGCCTCTGCTCGAAGGTCATTTTTGGTCTTCAATCGAACGCAAACTTTATAGGGAAATCCCTTCTTAATGGAACGACTGCTTTTGGTGATAATGGATTAGCATACAATCTTTTATATAATGATAGATTTGAGTTTTCGGTTGATAGGACTAATTCTGCTCTTCAGTTTGCTACCACTCATGCAGCAGAGGGTCGTGTTCCTATGGTTACTCATGATGAAATTGTTAAGAGGTCGGGTACTAGTAGTATTACCGCCGAAACATTAGAGGGTTTGTCTCAAGCTTCTAAAACTACGGGAATTGAGGAATTATTTAGATGGAACTCCATTCGACCGAATAAGGGTGAGAGAATCAATAACAAGGGTATGGATCTACATTATAAGATTCCTAGTGGTCTAGGTGATGGTACATATACTCTCCGTGTTTATGTTGAACTTCTTAAGGTTGCTACGATCGAGAACGGAATGTTTAAATGTTATTTTGCATAAATAAAAATCTAAATATATAATATAAATGAATTGTTTTAAAAATAAATGTGAGAGATGTAAAAAATATAGTGATAAATGTCATGAATATAGAAATAAATATTTGAAACAAGAAACTAAAAATGATGAACTAATGGAAATGATTGATAGTTTAGTTGAAACACAACTTAAGATTGTTGAATATATCGAAAGTAAAAAAGTGTCTGGGGTAAATATCAAAAAAATAACTACTAAGAAAAGTGATTGAGGTGAATGATTTTAACAATTTACCCCAGACACTTTTCATAATCTATTTTTTTCGTTTTTTATAATAATAAAATAATCTATTATTATAATATAAATATGAAGATTGAAAGTATTAATCCAAATGAGGATATTTCGAAAGATCGTCCCCAACTTAAAACAAATACAGTAAAGCAATATGTAATTAATCTCAAGAAATTACAAAAGATATATGATACTGATGGATATGATTTCTTAAAAAAACCCGAGGATGTGATGGATAAAATAAGTGATTTACATTATTTAAGTCAAAGGAATATATTGAATGCTGTTATTGTGTTGTTAATGGCTTTGAATCATGATAATAAACATGATAAATTACTCGAAGAATATGGAAAATTAAGAGATGAATTAAATGATAAATATAGCGATGAGCAAAAGAGTGGAGTTATAAGTGAAAAACAATCTAAAAACTTTGCTACAACTGAAGAGATATTTAACATGATTAATAAGATGGCGGATGATTTGAAACCTTTGAAAAAGAAATCAAAGGATGATATTACTAAAAAAGAAATGCAATTATTACAAGCTTATGTACTATTTAATATATATGCTCGAATGCCCTTTAGAAATGATGTAGCGGGTATGAGTGCAATAACTCAATCCCAATATAAGAAATTAAGTGATAAAGAAAAGAAAGAAAATAACTATTTAGTTGTACCATCAAAAGGGAATATATATTTTGTATTAAATAAATACAAAACAAGTAAGAAATATGAGGAGTTAGATTTACCAATCGAAGATAAACATTTAAGAAAGATATTAAGATATTATTTGAAAATGAATGGAATGGGTATATTATTTAAAACATCAACCGGAAAACCATTAACAAGAATAGAATTAAGTAAAGTATTACTTAAATATAGTGAAAAATATATGAATAAAAAAATAAGTACAACATTATTAAGAAAGATTTATTTATCGAGTAAATATGGTAATATGAAAGAAGAACTTGAGAAAGATAATAAAGTCATGGGACATTCGAAGCAAGTTGCTCTCGATACTTATGTGAAGAAAGCTCAAGATGATGAATAATTTATTTATATTTTGCTTGCAATTTTTTAGCAATACTTACTTCCCTTTGAAGTTCTGGATCACCAGCAAAATCCATATCTAAATAAGAATCAATTGCTCTTTTAATTATTTTTTTTTGTGTTTCTGTAAAACTCATACTACCTTTTTTAAGTTTATCTATAACAATTTTTATTGATTTAATTTCTCGATTGTTTCTATCTTCTGCTGATGCTTCTTCAAGGATTTCTTTAAAACCCACTGCAATATCTTTAAAAACAGTTATAATTTCCTTTTTATCTTCTTTCTTTGCTTTTTCAGTCCCAACACCAATAGAAGCCGTTTTAGGTTTAGGTTTCTCTTCTTTCTTCTTTCTTTTAGAGATTACCCTTTGAAGTGCTGCCCCTTGTTTAACGCCCTCAGCTTTAATTTTATCTTCTTTTTCTTTCTTCTTCATATCTCTTTCTTTCTTCGCTGCTGCTTTTTCTTCTTTAGTTTTAGGTTTTGGTAATACTTTATCTACTTTCTTCATATCAACTTTTGGTCTTCTTTTCATTTGTACTTTTGGTATTAATGCTTGTTTTTCATGATCTACCATATATCCATTCTTTTTAACGAGATTCATAATATCTTCTCTTTTCGCACCTTTAGGGATTTTAATCGATACTAATACATTATGAGCTTTAATCAGTTTTCTAATTTCGGGGGTCGTAAGTTCTCCTTTCATTTTTCCGGTTTTATAAGGCATCCTTTAAGTATAATATATAAAATAAAAAAATATGTTATATTATAAATTAAAAATGTTAATTGATAAATCACATTCGAAAAAAGATATCATCGCTTTGTTTCGAAAATTGGGTGTAGTAATAGACGATGAATTACCAAAAGGTAATATAGTTAGTGATATAGAAAAATATTTTAAAGATGTATCATACAATGATAAAATTAAGAATTGTACAGAATTAAAAGAATATTTGAGAAAATCTAGTCCAAAACAAAGACCAACAACACAACAAAAAAAAGAGATTATGTTTATTGCAAAAAAGATAATCAAGTGGGCAAAAAATGATTATATGTTGGATATGAATACATACAAGAAAATTAGTGACCCTTATGATGATATTATGAGAATATATATGTGGGGAGATTTATCGAGTGTTAGAAGAGCTTGTCGATTATATAATTACAGTATTTATTGTAAGGATCATGTTAATCCAATAATTAGTGAAGAAGTTGAAGAAGAATTAAACCAAAACAAAATAATAAAACAACAAATAATATATAAATTAATTATAAAAAGAAGTACTAAAGAAAATCCCATAACTGTAAGATTTGATTAAAAAGTGTCTGGGGTAAATCTTAAAAAATAAAGAAGTTAATCGATCTCTTAAGAAGTATTATTTTCAACATTTACCCCAGACACTTTTTAAGAAATGCGTTTTCTTCAAAATTATTTTCTATGTTATAAGTATAATAATGGATCATACAAAAAAAAGAAAAGATTTAAGATTTGGATTTAAGAGTGAGGATGATATTCATTCAATTCTAGAGAAAGAGTTTGGAAAATTATTCAAGTCTTCACTGAATCCCGAAATGGGTAAATATTATGAGTTCGATAAATATAATGAAGAATATTTCATCGAAATAAAAACAAGAAGAATAAGACACGATCAATATGAAAGTTTATTTTTTGGGAAAAATAAATTAATTAAAGGCGACGAATTATTAAAAAAATCACCACATTTAAGAATCTTTTATCTATGGAAATGCAACGATGGTATTTATGGCTGGGAGCATAGAAGTACTGATTTTGATACATGTAAAAGAGGAAGATGTGATCGAGGTAAAGATGAGTTTGATGATTGTGTAGATATAAAACAAATTAATATTAAAGATTTAAAAAATCTCTTAGATAATATAAATGGTTGAAAAAGTTAAAATTACATATCAAGGTAAATCGAGACAAGTTCCAAAAACCTATGTTCAAGGTTTAAAGGGAAATGATAGAAGGAAACAAATTAAATCTATTTTTGAAGGTACATTTCGACCAAAAACAAAAGTAGAACCAAAAAGATCAAGTTGGACTGTTAAGTTCAATAAAAAATATGGAAAAGAATTAGATGAAATGAAAGGCGGTCGTTCAAAAAGAAATATATCTAAAGTAACTGGAATACCTTTTAAAGCTATAGATGAAGTATTTAAGAAAGGTGAAGGAGCATATTATTCAAGTGGTTCTCGTCCTAATCAATCCCCACAATCTTGGGCATATGCTCGTGTTTATTCCTATATTTTAGGTGGTAATGCAAGAAAAACAGATGCATCAATTACAAAGAAATATAATGTTAAGTTTTCTTCTTCATAACTAAATAACCATTCGAATCATCATTATCAATTATTTTAAGTTTAAGTAATCCAAATAAACAAGAGATGAAATATTCATGATCACTTCTTCTTATTGGTTGTTTATTCAATTTTCGATTATACATAATATTACAGAAATGATTTAATGTAAATATGATTTGTTTAATTTTAAAGTTTTCTTTCATAGATTTCAATATTAAGTATTCGCCTTGATATTGATATCGATTAAATGTTTTCTTTTTAGTTAATGGGAATGAGCTAATTAATAATCCTTTGTAATATAAATTAAGTGATCCATCACATCCATTATAAATAGTCATTTTGTCTATATTAAGTATAGATATTATTATATTTAAGTATTAATAATCCTTTTTTATACTTTTAATCTATTATTATGTCTTAAATAGTGATTTAAACAGTATATATTTTAAAATATATACTTCTTTAAGTGTCATAAATGGTATAATATTACATTTATCGATAATATTAAGTAAAATAATAGATTATATTTAAGATTTTCGTTCATTTCTCAAAATTATTTTCTATGCTATATTATAAAATGGATAGACAAAAACTATTTAAAAAAGTAATGATTAATAATATAAAGGAGAATAAAATGAGTGATAAGAATATAATGCAATTTAAAGATTTCAAAGGTAAATCCAATTTTCAAGCTTTTGTAGATCCTTTTACAAAAACAAGTAAAGAAGAAATCGAATACATGATTGGTAATAGTCAATCGAATAAGAATTATTATTTTGAATGGACTAATGATAAAAGTTTCGTTAAACCTTATTATGATGTAGATATGTTCTATACTGATAAAGACGAATATAAAAAGAATATTGATATTATTTATGATGAAGTAAATGTACTTCTTAAGAAATTATATCCGGAGACTGATATTGCTGTTTGCTCATCTCATGGTGAAAAAATGAAAATTAAAAATAAAACTGTATATGAAGTTATAGATGGTAAGAAAAAAAAGAGAGGAGTTAAAACTATCGAAATTAAGGGATATGCAATCTCATATCATTTTGTTATGTGTGATTATCATACAACAATCCCAGAATTAAAAGAGTTTAATGAAAAGAATAAATTATATGATATTAAGTTTAAGAATACAGATGAAAAAATGTTCGATAATGGTGTTTATCGTGATGGTGGTAATATGAGATTTATTTATTCATATAAGCCTAATGATCATCGACAAAAAATCCCAGTTAATTACAAAGATAGTTACAATATTACTAAACATGTTATTCAATCCACGGATGCAACCAATTATTGGAAGCGTCCAATTCCAAAAGAATCGCCACCAGTATCTCCAACTACTAGCGATGATGAAGAAGTAAAAGAAGAAGTAAAAGAAGTACAAGAAAAAGAAGAAGAACAAATAGAGTTTATTCCTCAAAAAAATACTTATAATGCTGGAGAATTACAAGAAATTATTAATCTTTTACCGGAAGAATGTTATGAATATGATGATTGGATTAAGATTGGAATGGCTATTTGTAATATCACAGATGGCGATGATATTGGTTTAGGTATTTATGTAGATTGGAGTAAGAAAGATGAAGAAAACTTTGATTATACAGTTATTCGAAGTAATTGGAAAAGATGGAAGAAAAGAACCGGCAATAAATTAGGATTAACATTCTTAAGAAAACTAAAAGCTAAATATCAACCTAAAAATCTACAATCACTTCACGGTGTTTTTGCTAATGCTTTTGATAAAAATGAGAAACTAGCTAAAATAGAAATGTTGAAAGAAATGAATAATCGAGTAATTTTTGTGAAAGAAACTGGAGATTATATTATTCTTGATAAGAAAATTATTAGGAAAGAAAACGAAGAATTAATCACCATGCCTTGTTGGTATCTTAAAACTGCAACAAAAACTAAAGATCATTTCCTAAAAGAAAAGTTTTCACATACTTATGAAGATGAAGATGGAAAATTAAAAAATATTGCTATTGATCCATTTAAGTTATGGTGTGAATGGATTGAACGCCGAGAAGTTAGGGCAATTGGGTTCGATCCTAGAAATGATTCTAATAGTGATTTGTTTAATCTATGGAATGGATTTAATATTAGTAAAGAAATAGCTGATTCATATGATGAAAAAGATGCTCAACCAATTCTCGACCATATTAGAGAGTTATGGTGTAGTAATGATGAAAACGCTTATGAATATGTAATGAATTATTTTGCTCATATTATTCAAAAACCTCATGTAAAAACTGGTGTTCTACTTGCTCTAAAATCGAAACAAGGTGGAGGAAAAGGTATTATTCTAGATAAAATTGCTAACATTATCGGGGATGCACATTACGCACAAAATAGTAATGCTAATTTTCTATTTGGTGATTTTAACGGACAATTAGAAGGAAAAATCCTCATAAATCTAGATGAAGCGTTTTGGGGTGGAGATAAGAAACTTGAAGGAGTTATCAAGAATAAGATTACAGAAAAAAGACAAACAATCAATAAAAAGAATAAAGAAAATTATATTGTTGATTGTTATGCTAATTATATTATCACCACGAACAACGATTGGTTTGCTGGTACAACTGAAGATGATAGAAGGCATTATTGTCTTGAGCTCAATAATAAATTATCGGGAAGAATGAATAAAGAAACATTAAAACATGTTCAACCGGTTTTGGATGCTCCATGCGAAGCATTAGCAAAAGTTTTATA